AGCAGGCGCAGCAGGAGAGCGACAAGAACATGACCTTTGAGTTCTCCAATATGGAGGATGGTGTCTTCATTGTCCCCTACCATAAGGTAGCATATATCGGACCGGCGAGTGCTCCGGAGCCACATCTCTTACGGGAAGTGGTGAGCAATAGTGATGACCGGTTCAATCATCAAAGGCATCTGCAGAAGAGAAAAGCAGGTGCAGCTGAAGAGCAGGGGCTCGACATGAACGAAGATGAAAAACGAACTAAAAAAAGGTGCTATTATGTACATGTGTCTTCAAGTGACTAATTTTCGCGACTATGCCATTTCTCATAAGGCTGGTGGTACTACACATTGTACCATAAAAATAATGAGGCGACATATTGAGGTTAACCCCTCTTTGTTGTGTTATAACAAGATATCTTCTCGTTTTTGAAGATAATACAAATAATTTGAAATTTTTATATTTTTTTCTATTATAACAGCTAACAGCGAATAGTGATGGACAAACAAGAAAATGTGTATGATACTTCTTCAGAAGTGGATAAGATAGATATACTTGTTAACCAGCAGTTGTGGGCTATGGGGTCAAGCTTGATGAGGTACCGCTTCTTGTTGTGGGTGAACCACCAAAAGGACAGAGTGGCCTCCAGAAGGGGGATTCTGTGGATATACTTCGGTAAGTGGTTCAAATACCACGACGCCGTGATGACACACAAGGAGGCTAGGGAAGAGTACGAAGCCCATAGAAGGGATGGAATGTTTGACTGAACCTGTATCCTTGACTCCAGGAGAAACAAATGGAGCAACATATATGCGGGTTTCTATCCGCAACAAAAAGGCAAAAAAAAGACGACTAGAGGTTTATCCTCTTTTTGTCGTTTACATTATTTTTATCATAGATTCTTTAATTTTTTTTGATAATATAGTAAATAGATAATCAGTATGCTTACCCCATAATTCAGATTCATCCACATAATGATAGTATTTTCTAATTAATACAGGATTATCAACAGCCCATGATAACCAGAATTTTTTATATTCAATAATTAAATTGTGAATTAAATGAATTGTTTGATAAGATATACCAGTATAATTAAAAAAATCCAATTTAAAATCAGGTTTAACAACATAGTTTTTATCATCATGTATAAAAGAGAACTTATCCTCTTGATTATTTATTAAAAATAAAAACTCTTTTGTTATTTTATTATAATTATCTAAATGATAATTTAATGTATCATTATATTCTAATTTTTTTTTTAATGATAAGATATCTTTACAGATATGAATATCCGAAATAAAAAGAGATAAATATATTAAAATTTGTTTATCAGATGAATTATATCTAATAAATGACATTATAATGAATAATAAAAAATAATATTTAAATAATTAAAAAAGATGAGCAACGAATTGAACACCTTTAGCTGCTCGATAAGCTGTACTATTTCTAGCTAATTTATTGATTCTTAGATTAGAATAAATTAAAAATACAATACATCCAACAATTAGTAGACATAATAATGTGTATCCAATTAATACAAATGCTTTATTTGGGTCATCATAATTGATTATTTCATCAAACTCATTCGCACCGGAACCACTAGTACTAGTTATTTTACTTTTATCAATTAAATTGTGAGGGGTAGAGCATATATTGAATATATCGCATAAACCTTTACCCGTAATTTTTTGATAGATAACATTGATTATTTGATAGATTAGAGATAATACAACGAGTACAAAAATAATAGAACATAAGACAATACCGATACGTCCACTCCAAACTTCTAATTCAATTTCAACATCTCCTAATTGCTGACCCACACTATAACCTTTTTTCGCCAACCCTTCAGCTGCTGTTACTAAACCTCTTCTTCTAGAACTTTTTCTAGAACGTGATTTAGATTTTTTAGACATATATAATAAATTAGATAATTAAATTTACTTTAATGTGATGTATATTATTATTTGATTCTTTACTAGATATCTTGTATTTATCATCGATATCAGATAAGCCATTATTTTCCCATTCTTTTTTATCTTCTTTGACTTTTTCAACCTTTCTCATTTCTTTTTGTTTTTTGCTTCTAAGGATATCTAATTTTTCTTCTAATGAGTAATCCTCTAGGTCGATAACAGGGTATTCAGGTCTATTGATTTTTAATTTATTAGAGGTGACGCGATGATAAAGAGCATCATCTTCACCACCCCAACCCCAGAAATTATTAGGATATCCATTACATTTAATAAAATCATCATTATTGACAGATATAGCACCACCTAAGAATGATTCATTTTTACCATCAATATTATATCTTGTTCCTTTATTTGCTAAATGAATAACATTATCAGGATAAGATAAGTAAGTATCGACAAGGTTATGAGATGGTAGTAAATCAACATCGGTTAGAATTGTATAAGAATTATCAACAGATTTTTCATTAGCTATAACGAAACCAATGTTTTTCAATAAACCGAGATTAAATTTAGCCATTCTAGAGTTAGGTAATCGATATAATTCAGGAAGAGAATCATAATCATCTCTATCAGATTCTTGTTCAATAACATATATATGAATATTGGCTCTTTCATTGAATATAATATTGATTTGTTCTGTGAATATTTCTAATTGATTTTTTCTAGAGCCATCACCGGGATCTCTGTATGCGACAACGAAATTGATATGATGTTCAGACATTTCGAATTTAGGTTTTAATCTATATGAGCCTAAATTGTTAATCAAATTATAAAAGTGAGAATATGTGGCATCATGTGTTAAATATTTATCATAAAATTCAAGACCATTTTTGGCTATTTTCTTACATTTATCATCATTTTTGATGCACCATTCGATTTGTTTTTCTAAATCACTTAAATCCGAACTAACAGGGACATAATGGGTGTATTCTTCAAGATATTTTTGGAACCATAGAGTGTATGGACTGTCTACTAATAATATAACAGACCCCATTCTGAATTCATTACCTAGACGGAAAGCTTTAACATGGCCATCAATATTGAGAATATATTTATGTCTGGATTGTTCTTCAAGATTCATAAAGTTTTGTTTACCAGCATTAAAATCGAAATCTTTTCTATCAAGAACATTAAGTTCTCCATCATATATTTTAGGTTTATTATTCCATCCTGTTAGTTTCGCATCAAGTATATTTTTACCTTTTTGATATAAATCATAAGATAATTGAGCAGCTTTTAATCTCATATTAGTTTTAGTATCAATACCACAGCCAGTAGCACTACCTCTAAAGACGCAAATAGGTTTCTTTTTATCGAAATCCAATTCGAAATTAAAATCTTGTATATAATTATTTTTGCAGGTATCAGGATAAATTTTATTTACGATTCTCATCATATCATCTTCAGTTGGCATAGGGATATCTTCGAAATCTTTACCACCAGATTGAGATAAGATAGGAGTGTATACATCATGAATATATTTTTTATCTAATTTTTCATTTTTGAATATATGATTATAAGGTTCCTTGTTATTTTTTCTGAGGACAGGGAAATCTCTAGGATTGAAGAAGAATTCAACATCATTGACAGATTTATTTTTTTTATTGAGGTATTTTATAAAACCAAGGATAAAGTGTTTAAAAGGTACAATGGTTTTATCTCCTTCTTCAAGATAATCTTTGTATCTAAACTTCATAGCATCATATTTAAAAATGCAGTTATTAGCATACCATTTGGATGGATCAGAAACGTGTTTAGAATTACTGGCGAGTTTTTTAATTAATTTAGGATTAGATTTATTCAATATACCGGCCCAATTATTAACATAATTGATATTATTGAAGGGTAAGAAGACGTCAAGTTTATTATTTCTGATAGAGATGTATACACCTTTTTTGAGGACATCAAATATATATTCGAAAGTGTTATAAGTGGTTAAGTAATTATTACCGACAAAGATGTTTTTCTCAGTTGATTTAGATTTAGGATAAGATAACATTCTAGATTTGAGGAAACCATATCTTTCGAATTGAGATTTATCACCTGCATGGAAGTATAATTGATTGAATGTTTCGTATGATGGATTAGTGGATATTCTTTTGAGGTATTCAGTATAATCTTTAGAATTTTTAATTTTATCAAGAATCATCCAGGATATATCACTGGTACAATCATCAGCTTCATCAGGGTCGAAGATATCTTGTCTCTGAGTGAATTTATCAATATCCATTAATTCATCGAGATTAGTTTTTTCTGTCATATCAACAAATTCAACAGTATCAGGCTCTTTAAAATCAACAATATCAGGGTTCATAGATTGTATTAAGAAATCGGAGATATTATCATTAGTGTGTTTAACATTAGTTACTAAACGGACACAAATAGACATAGAATATAACTCATGAAGTAATAACTTCATAGAATAAGGTAATTCAATATCACATTTTTCTTTTATATCAGAACCATAGGACATAACACCAGTTATTTGATCGATTGATATTTTAAACTTATCGGATCTCTCCATAATACTTTCTTTTAAGAAATTAGATGCACCATGACACCATATAGCCCATTGTTCCATTTCACCGATTCTCAAACCACCCATATTGGCACGTCCAGGAGCAGGTTGTCTAACCATATACTGAAGTGGACCAGTGGATCTTGAATGAACTTTATCAGCAACCATAATTTTTAATCTTTGATAATAGCAAGGACCCATAAATATAGATGTTTTTAGTTGTTCGCCGGTAATACCACTATATAAAACTTCATCACCCTTTTTGTTATAACCATAAGATTTCAATTGTTCCATATAATCATTTGAATCATTATTCATAAAAGGAGTAGAATCACCATAATAACCACCATTAACAGCAGATTTTCCTAATATTAACTCCAAGAAATAGTTTATAGTCATTCTACTAGGGAAAGCATGGGGATTTATAATAATATCAGGGACAATACCATCTTTAGTATAAGGCATATCTCTTTGTTCGAGAACCATACCACACATACCTTTTTGACCGTGTCTAGTTGCATATTTATCACCAATAGTAGGTACCTTTTCTTTTCTGATACGAATACTACATTTTCTAGAATTATCTCTATTTTTGGTTACAATAACTTTATCAACAATACCACTGGTGCCATATTTAACTCTAGTAGCACTAATTTTATTGATATCTCTACCATCACTTGTTTTAGACATAGTAGTTTTGCTAGTTAATACAGTTGAATCATCAACAAATTCATTTTCTTTTACAATACCATTATCATCAAGTTTTGAATAATCATATTTTTCATTTTTGACGATATTATTCATCATATCAGGATTACCAAAACGAGTCATAGTAGTTGATTCATCACTTTCTTCATCAATATAGCTTCTTAAATATAAGGAGGTGAACATACCTCTATCAATAGATGATTTGTTTAATATAACTGAATCTTCTTGATTATAACCAGTATAAGATGCTATTGCGACAATAGCATTAATACCATAAGGTAATTTATCAACATCATTATATTTTTGATATCTATTTGTGACAATAGGTTTTTGAGGGTAATAGAGAATATGTGAGAATGTTTCGAATCTAGAACCATATTGAGAAGAATAAACACCAACAGCTTGTTTAGTTTGTTGACAAGAGAACGCATTTCTAGGATATTGACTGTATTCAGGGAAAGGTACATGAAGAGCAACAGGACTTAAAATCATAGATGAATGAATTTCGCAATGTGTATAATCTTTATCAATAGAAAACTTATCTTTAGCAATAAGACAATAGATACTTTCCATAGAATCAATATATTCAATAGGAGCTGAATTATCTATTAGGATATTCATCATATCTTTATTAGATAATAGTTTTAAGAAATCATCTCTATGATAATCTTTTTTATCTTTTTTATACATTAATCCAGAAACACATTTATCCCAATCAGTAATTTGTGAATAATCTTTATCTATTAATTTATTTTTTTGATTGATTAATTTATAAACGGGTCTTATAATTCTACCAGAATCAGTAAAAATGAATAATTCATTAGTTAATTTATTCCAACTGATAGAAGTAGTATTATTGATAATACTATTAACCTTCATTAATTGTAGCAGTTTAGTAATATAATCAGGATTATCATGAATACCAATCCAAGCTCCATTTAACATAATTTTAGTTTTATTTAAATCATTAGAAACAATAGAATCTAATTCATACATACCAATATCTAATAAAGCTTGATACATTTGATTTTTATCTTGATTTGTTGTTACTATACTCATAAAAGTCAAGTGATTTAATAAACCGGTATTAGCACCATCAGGAGATTCTATTGGACAAACAAAGCCCCATTGAGAACCGTGGAGTTTTCTAGGACCAACAGTTTTAGTCCCCGATGGTAATGGAGTAACTAATCTTCTAATGTGGGATGTTGTTCCTAAAAGAGAATTTCTATTTAAATCTTGGACAATACCTTGTCTACCGGATATACCAGTACCGAACACACTACCAAAAGATTTTGTTATATTATCCATAATTTTTTTATCAAAAATAGAATCAATATTATTTTTGTTAATAATTTTGGTGATATCATTATCAACTTTTTCGAAATTGAATTTGTATTCTGTGTCAATCTTTAATGATAAATTTCTTTTGTAATTACCCCATAACTCACGATATAACTCAAGTAACAAAGAACCAGCTAAATCAATTCTTTTAAAAGCATATGAATCTCTATCAACTTTTTTAAAGACACCTATATGGGTTAATAATAATTTTCTAACAACATATCCTAAATATTGAGATTTTAGATGATAATTATCATTGTAGCTAGGTAAAAAATTATTCGTTAGAATATCAATAACATTAATAATTTCTTTGCCTTTAGTATTAATAGACAATAATTTAAAAGCTTCTTTTTGGGTGTAGATAGGAACGCCATCTTTTTGAGATGGAAGAAGATATCTTGCCAATATATTTTTTAATTCAATACTATCATTCTCATAAATAATGTATGAATATATTTCTTTATCATTGGATACGCCAAGGGCTCTAAAGATAATAAACAGAGGTACTTTGATGTCTAAACCTAAAATTCTGACCATAATTTTGAATTCGCTATATTGAACGCCAGTATCTTGGAATGAGGTTTTTTGAACATAAGAATCACCTTTTTTAACTAATTTATGATTGAATTTATTAAGAGTAATCATATTAGTTCTAGAAGATTGGAGACCTTCAGAAGATCTAGTTTTAATAACAGCTTGTAATTCAATATCATCTTCAGTAGAATCATAAATGTATAGAATGTTATCAACTTTCTTTTCTTGAGATAAGATAACTTTTTCTTTACCATTGATGATAAAATATCCACCCTGATCATAAGGACATTCACCAAATTTAGTCATAGTAATATCATCAAGTTCTCTTAATATACATTGTTTAGAATGAAGCATAATAGGAATTTGGCCAATATTGATTTTTTTATAATTTCTAACTTTAATGCCTTCTCCATCAATTATATAAACAATACCAATATTACAAAAAATATTAGATGCATATGTTAAACCGCGTAATCTGGCATCATTAGGATACATATAGCTGATATCTTTATCATTATCATAAATAACAGGAGATGACAAGAAAATATTATCTTTCATGTTTTTAACAATATTTCCATTATCATCTAATAATTCACCGAAATATATTTTTATTTCATATTTAAATTTGCTTTTATCAGCATTAATAGGTTCTTTATACAAAGTATATGGATTATCTCTAGTAATAATATGAATAATGCCATTATCACGAGAACTGATAAATTCATCATAAGAATCAATTTGATGTTGTGATTTATAGTATCTATTATCTCTAAAATAAGTATCTATAATAGTCCATTCATCAACTTTATCATTGATATCTTTATCAGAAACATTATATAATTTTCTTTTATTTTCTAATTTTTTTAACATATCTTGTGACAAAGCACCACCACTTTGTTCATCATCTGATTTAGATTCGTGTGATAAGATATCTTGTGGTTCAACAGGTTCAACATCTTTTTCTTTTTGTTGTGATAAGATATCTTCATGTTCATTTGGTTCAACAGGTTCAACAGGTTCAACAGGTTCAACAGGTTCAACAGGTTTATCTGACGACAAGATATCTTGTACTTGATCATCACCACCACTTTTGATATCATCAACATTTTCTAAAAATTGGACTTGTTTAATAGAATCCATATCATCAAGGTAATCAGATTGTTCGGGTACTATATTGATATCTTCTAAATTATCATCATTAATTATTTCTTCTAATTTACTTTGAGGATTTTGATATCCTAAACTTTCACCAATACTATTCAACATTGATGGTATGCTTTTTTTATCAGAAGTTACTGGTGTATCAATAACATCATTAACAACAGTAGAGGATACAGAAGAATTTTTATTCCTGGGAGATATAGAATCAGAATTATCTTTAATGAATTGTTCTATATCCTTATTACTAGTATCAACATCACAAACAATAACTTTTTGTGTATCCATATATTAATATATATATTATTAATAATTATTTTGTTTTTAACTTAAAATTATTTTAATTTTATAAATTAATATGGTATATAATCAATTATTTAAAATTATTCCGGATAGATCGATATTAGTAGAAATACTGCAAACATTCGGAATAAATGATTTAGATGAGAATATACATTTTACGAATGAAGATTTGAATAAATTAAATACATGTAACAAAATATTGGATATATCAAATAGATTAAAGGAATATTATATACCTTGTAAATCCAAACTATATTTAAATAAAATTGATAATAAAAGAGCGATAACAATATTAAAACAATTTTTAAAAGTACATGAATATTCAATAGTAAATAAATATAAAACAATTGATGGAGTTAGACATAAATATTTTATAATACATAAAAACTCAGAAAAAGTTATAGTTCCTAAAAAAAAGATATTAATATCATTTGATTAAATTTTATATAAGAATAAGAAGATATCTTATAATAAAAGATGTCATTAATATGTATATTAGATTTCGAAACAACAGGATTGAATCCAGAAATGGATGAGATTATTGAATATGCTATAAAAAAATATGAGGATGATACAAATATTAATAATTTTGTGAAACCTAATTTTATAGAAATATCAGAAAAAATAACAGAAATAACAAGTATAACTCCAGAAATTGTAGAAGAACAAGGAATAACTCAACAAGAAGCGTGTGATGATATAGAAAAGTTTTTAATTAACAACAATATACAATACGTAATAGCACATAATGGACATAGATTTGATTATTTATTTTTAAAGAATTTATTTAAAAGGAATCATAAAATAATACCAAATATAAATTATGTAGATTCGATTGATATTTTTAAAGATATGATAAAAGTAGAAAGTTATTCACAGAAATCACTATGTGAGAGATATAAAATTGTACAAGAGAATGCACATAGAGCAATCGGGGATGTGATAGATTTAAGTAATTTATGTTTTAAAACGGGAGTATCAATGATACACTTGAATAAACATAAAAGAAAAGTATCGGATGTAGTAGATATGCATGGATTATTGCATACAATTAATATATTTATAACATCAGATGAGAAAAGATATGTTGTATCTAATCTAAATTCAAAAGAGAGAAGATTAGTACATATATATATAGATTTAATAAATAAAAAAAATAAGACAATATATACACATAAAACAGACGCAAATAATAATATTAATATAGAGAAAAAATGATAAATTAAGAGTCAGTATCATAAATATTTTGTTCTTCTGGTTTATTTGGATTAAATTTATTATTTTTAATGGTATCTATATCTGATTTTATATTACGAACTATAATATAAACAATGATTATTACTAATGATATTAATAAACAAACAAATTTCAGAGAAGGTATTTCTTTCCAATAAGATAAGTAATCACATAAATACATAATCATAAATATGAACAAACTATATATAGTTATATAAGCACCATTAACAATAATATCTTTATTTAATTTATCATCATTTGTATCATAAAAATAAATAAATAAATCTTTCCATGTAGTAGTTTTATATTTATCTGATAAAGTTTTATTTATACAAGTATATCTATTAGATAAGGTATCAGTATAATCTCCATAATAATTATCAATATCAGAAGAATTTTTATCAATAACTAAACAAGATTCAGAGTTTCCATATAAGATATTTCTTAATCCGAAAATATTATATTGTTTTACTAAAATATTAAAATAGAAAACAGTAATATTTATGATGATAATATATATAATAAATTTAGTATATAATTTAGGTGGATTAGGGTATTTATTTAAGAATAGTTTTATTGAACCAAAACATAGGACAGCTAAAATGATTTGTAATAATATAAATATAAAAACAGGTCCAGTAAATGAATGTAATTCACTGAATCCATTATTAAAATTTGATATTTTATTTTTTCTAATATTGAAGGACTTATTATTATTTTTACATATATTTATAAGAGAACCATTCTTATTTTCATAATAATCACAATCTAATGAACTAGCATTACTACTATTGTAGATATAACTAATTGATTCATAATTTTTAGAATTAATTAGTTGTTCTTTATTTATTGATATTATATCAGATAATAATGGAATATTGCTAATATTAGGATCATTTATAATTTGTGTACTAAATATTGAAATTAGAATAATAGAAGATATCAATATAATATTCATAACATTAATAGTTCTTGTTCTATATTTACTAATATTTAAAATCATAGATGATAAAATAAGTAATATGAATATATAGTACAATTTATCGTTAAATATATTAACAATATTATCTCTACCTATAGGAGATATGATGTATAGAGGAATAGATAAAATCATAATTCCTATAAAATATACATCAGGTACATTACCACTCATAGACTTGAATAAAGATAAGAATCCAATAACAAACAGAATAGTAATTATGTAATTAAATAAATGAATCATATCTTCTTGTTTTTTAACATATCCAAATGATACTATTCTTAACCAACCCTCATAATCATCGCCAGATACATCATTTTTGTCATTAAATAGAGTATTAAAATATGTAAAAATTATATATAACATAATGATTGCATGAATAAATGATACAGAACTATCAGAACCATATTTGGTAAATATAAATGTAATAATATAGCAAACTATTATAATCAATGTTAAATATGAATAGCTTGTATTTTTTATATTATTTAATGATTCTGCATTAGTAGAGTTACTTAGTTTCTTTAATGTTATGGATATATATATGAAGAAAATAATAATATAAATATATAAATTATTATAATCAATCTTACTGAAGTATTTAGTCATATATGAGGAGATATATCTAATTGTTTTTTCTAATTTTAATGTAGTTATTTGCCCATATTCAATAATATTATTTAAAGTACTCATAATATAATATATATATTAAAAAAAATGAAACTTAAATTAAAACCAAATACACTTGAACTAAAACAACTATATAGTAATCATAGTTCTTATCATAAAGGAGATTCTGGTTTAGATTTATTTATACCAGATGATATTGTGATAAAGCCGAATAGTATGGCGAATACAATTGACATGAAGATATCTTGCGAGGCATTAGAAATGAATTGTTTAAAATATATACAATCAGTAAAAAGAATAATTAATAATTATACAGAACAATTAGATGATTCAAAAGAAATATTAAATAATTTATCAAAGATTGAATTAGAAAAGACGAATTGTTCATATTATTTATATCCGAGGTCATCGTTATCAAAGACACCATTAAGAATGAGTAATTCAACAGGTATTATAGATGCAGGATATAGAGGAAATATTATAGCAAAGGTTGATAATATTTCGAATGACGAATATAGAATAGAGAAAGGAACAAGATTATTTCAGATATGTTCACCATCACTAGAAGAGATAGAATTGGAGGTTGTAGATGAATTGAGTGATACAACAAGAGGTTCAGGTGGATTCGGTAGCACAAGTTAATAAAAAAATATATAATATTTTATAATTATTTCAAATAGTTTTTGAGAGCTGTTAATTCATCTGACCAAATATCCTTAATATCTTTATTAGATAAAGTATTAAATTGTTCAGTCAGATTATCAATAATTTCTTGTAGTTCTTGAATTTTTTCTAATGTGAATTGTGTCAAAGGTAGATTTAGAAGATAATTATAACTTTTATCAATTTTAGGGAAATCATGTTCAACAAGTTTGTTGACAATATTTTCTTTTTTATTTTTATAAATTATAATTTCATCATTAATAACTAATTTAATAAACTTCATTTTAATTTCATTAAGATTAATAGATTTTTGAAGATTATCTAAATCATGTTTCTTTCTAGTGTCATAAAGATTCAATCTAGCATCATAATGTTCATCGAATATATCGAATATAGAATTGTATTTTTTTATTTTATTATGAGCATCATATAGATGCATATTGGTAGTAGTTTTAGAACTAGTCAATTTAAATAATTTATCAATATCTAAGTCGGTATCAACTAATTTAACTCTAAACATAATTCTGCTATCAGTAGAATGATCTTCATATGATACAATACATTGAGATTTACTAGGAGCTTGTTTATTATATATCAATGAATCTAGAAATGATTTATAATTTTGAGTCCAAGTACCAATAGGTAATTCAGTAATTTCAATAGTATTTTCATCTATAACATCATAGACACCATATGTAGAGAATTTATTTTTAGATATTGTATAAATATTGCCATTAAATCCATTATACCAAGGAATCATATCTTTGTATGGTTTATTGTTTAATTTATTAATAATATTATCGATAATATCGATAGGATTGTACTGAGGGATATTGGTGCTAAATCCAGTACCAATACCAACCATACCATTAACCAAAACCATAGGAATGATAGGGATATAATATTCTGGTTCAATAGATAATCCGTCATCTTCAAGATAATTGAGAATTGGGAAATCTGACTCAGGGAATAATAATTTAACAATAGGATTAAGTTCGGTGTGAATATACCTAGGACTGGCTGCATCTGCGCCACCCATAATTCTAGAACCGAATTGTCCATTAGGAGTTAATAGATTGATATTATTAGAACCGACAAAAGTTTGTGCCATACCAATAATAGTAGATTGAAGAGAAGCTTCACCGTGATGATATGCAGCATTTTCACTAACATAACCGGCTAATTGAGCAACTCTAATTTCAGAATATAATTTTCTTTTGAAGCAACTAAATAATATTTTTCTTTGAGATGGTTTAAGGCCATCGAAAACTGAACCGATAGAACGATTCGTGTCACTATTAGAGAAATGAATTAATTCTTTATTTACGAAATTTTGAATAGTAGTTTCAGAACTATTTGAATTAAGTATATCATCTTTGTCATAACCATATAGCCAAGACTTTCTGTTATTGGATTCATCTTTTTTGAATGCTAAATTCATAGATTGATTAGTAGTATCATCATAAACGAACTTCATTTGTTTATTGAGTTTAAAATAATCTCTAGCTTCAATAGCAGTGCTAGTACCCAATCCCTTATAATATTTACAACTCCATTTTTTATAATCAGAAGTAGAATTTTTCCATTCATCATAATCGGATAAGTTGTAGAAAGATATACTTTTTTTCTTTTTAGTAACTTTAACAATAGGAGTAATCATAGATGTTATAAAACCATCAATTTTGAGAAGAGAAGGCCATAAAGTATGAAAGATATTGATAACGAGACCCTTAATATGAGAGCCATCGTGATCCTGATCAGTCATAATCATAATTTTACCGTATCGTAGAGTAGATACATTAGTGTATTCTTTATCAGACTGAAGTCCTAAAATTTTTTTAAGATGAGTAATTTCTGCGTTGTCAGTGATTTGTTTTTGTGTTGCGTCCTTAACATTAAGAACTTTACCTCTAAGAGGGAACACACCAAATTTATCACGTCCAATAACACTAAGACCACTAATAGCCATAGTTTTAGCAGAATCTCCTTCAGTTAAAATGAGCGTACATTCTTGTGATTTCCTGGTACCAGCCCAGTTAGCATCATCAAGTTTAGGGATACCAGTCAGTTTATTGACTTTGGTACCATTTGTTTTTTTATCATTTGTTTTATCCTTGAATTCCGAGAATTTCATAACTTTATCAACGATATTAGATTTTTCGCAGAATAGTTTTATAAATTTATCAGATATAATTGGTTTAGAACCGAATTTAGACTTAGGAGTAATCAATCTTTCTTTTGTTTGAGAATCGAATGATGGATTAACAATGACAGAATTTATTGATATAGAAATATAATTTTTAACATATCTTTCTAAGATATCTTTTTTATGTTTCTTTTTAATATAATCAATAATACCGGATGTGAATTGTTTAACAATTACATCAACATGAATGCCACCTTTTGGGGTAGCAATGCCATTGACAAATGATATTTGTTCAAATTTATCATTTTCAGATACACCAATAGCTATTTCCCATCTATCAGACAACTTAATATGTTGTTTCTCTGAACCAGGATATAGTTTAGTATAATCTAAAAACGATTTAATCTTGATTTTGCTATTATTAAAGTATACACTAATACTAGAGTCAGTGACACCAGCAATATCATATACACGTCTAGTCATAAGATTTATCATATCATCAGAGAATCCTTTAATACCGAATCTTTTAAAATCGGTAATCCAAGATATCTTTGTGTATGGTTTATGTTTAGACTTTTTAATAATAGGTTCATGAATGTTAGTCATATTATTTGTGAATTTTTGTTTATATAATTTACCAGTGACAGAATCACAAGTTTCAACATTAAATTCAGTTGAGAATATATTTACAATTTTAGCACCATAACCATTTTTACCACCAACAATTTTTTCTTCATTTTTATCATAATTTGTAGAGGTCAATAAATGACCAAATACAAGTTCAGGATTATAAACTTTTTCAGTTGGATGAATATCAACAGAAATACCTTCACCGTTATTATAGATAGACAATTCACCATTTTCAGGATTATATTCTACTTTAATGTTGGTTACTTGATGTTCTGATTTATTTGATTTTAAACGGACAAAGTGGTCACGTGCATTTACTAATATTTCATTAAACATGTTATACAAAACAGGAATATATTGAATTTCTTTACTCATAATTGAGTCACCAATAAACACTGGTAGAACTTCAGATATAATATCAGAGCCACCAGCATAAGTATCTGGTGTATCATATATATGTTGTCTGAGTTCTTTTTTTTGAATAGACATGTTACAGTTACTAAATAATATACAAAAATGCTTAAATTGTTTTTCAAATTATATATATATATGTATTAATATTATATATATGAACGATACATTTTATTTTATTATATCTGGTTTATCTCATTTATCTATAGTGATAACAACATTAATTGATAGAAATAAATCAAAATTAAAATATGGTATAGGGCATTATTTAATATTTATAGCAATGTTTGTTAGGATTAAATCAAGTTATAGATATGATTTATTACCAACAATATTTGGTAGTATAGGACATAATATGTTAATTAGTTATTTTATAACAACTACATTTATAAATGATATGAATCCAAAGAGTATAGGATTTTACTTTAATATATTACATATAATCGGACAAATAGGAATGGTAATATTATATTTGTATTTATATATAGAAAACCATATTATCAGAGATAAATATAAGTTAAAAAAAATTATTAAGATAACAGAATATATATCATTTGGTATATCATCTTTGTTTTTTATGTATAACGTAATAAAAACAAAAGATATTAAGCACGTTATAGCTAATCTATTAATGACTATAACCTCCATATATGCATTGTATAAATCAATAGAATTAAAAAGAAATATAGAACAAGATGAATCTTATTTACAATAAAAAAAATGTTATATATATTATAAAAAAGAATGGTTTCGGCTTCAGGTTCGGCTTCAGGTTCGGCTTCAGGTTCGGCTTCAGGTTCTTCTTATACTTCAGGTTCTTCTTCTATAGATATTATGGAACCGTCAATGGCAAGTAGTGGTGCTATATTAGCAGGAGGTGCTGCAGGACCAGGATTTTTTGCGATATGCTGTGCTATATTTTGTCCACTAATATTCACATTAATTAAGTGCACAGAGAATAAAGGTGGTGGATTAGATGTAGTATATGTTTTAATAACAAGTGCTATAGCTGGTGGTTTATTTTTTGTGAATCCATATTTAGGAATAATTGGTTCATTGTTATTATATGGTTCTTGGGGATATGCATCATATATTGGTGCTGATTATTGGTTATGTCCTATGTCGGCACCAGGAGGAATATTAGAAAATTCGAAAGCAAAGAGAGGAACATCAAGGAAATCATCAAGGAAATCATCAAGGAAATCATCAAGGAAATCATCAAGGAAATCATCTAAAAGATCATCAAGTAAAAAGTAATTTAATTAACAATAGGAATAATATCATCTGGTTTAGAATCATTATCATCATCATCTTTTTTTGTATCATTAATAGATTGAAGGTAATCCTTGTCTAAAACATTAAATGATACAAATTCAGACATATAAGCACTCATCATCTTATCATGTTTAACAGATTGATAAGCAACATCAAATGAATTATATAGCTTCATTAATATAAGTAAAGTAAAACTGATAAAACACGAAATGGTGGATTGACTATGATAATTATTATTGAGAATTTTAACGACAATACCAATATTAACGAAATTCATAAATAAAGTGACTTTAACGATATTATAGAATCTAAGATTCAATGAATCCATATGTTTATCAAGTTTTTCATGTTTAACAATAACTTCTTTTAATGCATTATCTGGTTTATCATTATCAATATCAAGATATTTAATAGACCAATTTTCTCTTTTTAATTCATAAATATATAATACAACAAAAGATATCATTGTCATAGTATTGCAACCTAAGGATATTTGATGATATCTTTCTTTATTTTCTAAATTTTGTTGGAAGCTACAAATTTGTCCGTCACAATTTTGAGGGATAAATAAAGATAACATTGTACCAGTTATAATTTTATAAGATTGTAGAAAAAACAATCCACACACTTTAATTCTTTGAACGAAATCGACATCTAATTTAATCATTTTAAATAAATAATATAATCATTTATTTAAATAATGATATCTTTTATATTATCGTATATATGGTATAGTTCTGTAAAAGATACTAAAAATATAGAATTAAAAGAAACAATGAATAGAATAGAAACTATAGAATCACAAGAGTATACTACAATATCACAAACATGTGATATATGTGGTCAACAATATTATTGGTGTATATGTGATTAAGTCATGAATCCAACTATATATATTTGGTTATATACAAACATAAATTGTATCAAGACATATCCCAGTTTAGGATTAATAATGATCATCATATAAACTACATTATAATATTATATATTTTTTGATTAAGAAATAATGTAAATATTATAATAAATTGGGAAAGCCAATCCAAACATAAATCCGAGCCAAAGTATATTTATTTTTTTATAAGTTTGAGATTTAGCAATAATTATATATAATAATGAAATAATCATTATTATAATAGTCATAATAGAGACAAATTTAGGAGAATAAAATTTTAAATCGTGTTTTTCGTTTTTATTCATAATATATATACACATATTTAAAAATTGAGTGATATAAATACAATAATATAATATAATATTAGATATAAGATGAGAGTCAAGAAAAGGAATGGAATATATGAAGAAGTATCATTTGATAAGATTACTCATCGATTAAAATCATTGATAGAGATGAATCCGAAACTAGAATTGGATGTAACATTGATATCACAAAAAGTCTGTTCAGAAATATATGATGGGATAGAGACAAGTTTATTGGATAAATTGACATCAGAAATAGTAATAGCGATGTTACCAGATAATTTGGATTACGGTGAATTAGCATCAAGACTAGTAATATCAGATCATCATAAAAAGACAAGTGAAGATTATATGTATATTACGAAAGAATTATATGACTATAAAGTGATATCAGAAGAATATTATACAAATGTATTGAATAACATTGATATAATAATACAAACAATTGATTATGAACGAGATTATAAATTTGATTATTTTGGATATAAAACATTAGAGAAGAGTTATTTGTTTAAAGTAAATGGTGATATAGTTGAGAGACCACAACAGATGTATATGAGGGTAGCATTATCAATTCACAGAGATAACATAGAATTAGCAATGGATACATATGAACGTTTATCAAATCAAGAATTTATACATGCGACACCAACCTTATATAATTCTGGAACGAATAGAGAACAATTTGCTAGTTGTTTTTTGTTGGCAATGGAGGAGGATTCAGTTGTAGGAATATATGATACATTAAAAGATTGTGCAATTATATCGCAAAGTTCAGGAGGAATTGGACTACACGCACATAATGTGAGGGCATGTGGTTCAAGGATTGTAGGGACGAATGGAGTATCAAATGGATTGGTACCTATGCTTAGAGTATTTAATGATACAGCAAGATACATAGATCAAGGTGGTGGTAAAAGGAATGGTTCTATTGCTATATATTTGGAGCCGTGGCATTCAGATATTGTAGAATTTTTAGAGTTAAAAAAGAATCACGGGAATGAATTGGAAAGAGCAAGAGATTTATTTTATTCGTTATGGATTCCAGATATATTTATGAGACGAGTAGAAGAGAATGGTATGTGGTCATTATTTTGTCCGAATAAATGCCAAGATTTGTGTGAATTGTATGGTGAAGAATTTGACAAGAAATATATGGAGTATGAAGAGCAAGGAATATATACAAAGCAGATTAGTGCACAAAAATTGTGGTTTAGTGTATTGAATACTCAGATTGAGACGGGAACACCATATTTGTTGTATAAGGATGCATGTAATATGAAATCGAATCAGAAGAATTTGGGAACAATTAAATCATCTAATTTGTGTACAGAGATAGTCGAGTATTCTAGTCCTACAGAGACAGCTGTATGTAATTTGGCATCAATATCACTACCGAATTGTGTGATACAAGATATGGGAAAATTATGTGAAGAATATACTATATATACACTACCGAATTGTATGTACTGTACGGCTGCCAAGAATTTATTTAACAAATATTCAATCAAATATGTAGAGAAGGATAAAGATGAATTATTATTGTCAGGAGAACCATCACACGGATTAACATTTCCTAAAATATACAAGAATATGAATGAATATATTGGAGGATATGTTGAATTAGAGAAATATTTATCACCATTATATGATTTTAAAAAATTAAAAGAGATAACAAAGGTTATTGTAAGGAATCTAAATAATATTATTGATTATAATTATTATCCGACAGACAAGACAGAAAGATCGAATCGCAGACATCGTCCGATTGGAATAGGTGTACAGGGATTAGCGAATGTATTTTATGAGATGAATATATCATTTGAATCTGAAGAAGCTAAAAAGTTAAATGAAGATATCTTTGAGGCGATATATTATGCATCACTAGAAGCGTCGATGGAGATGTCTAAAGAAAGGGAAGAGATGATGATAGAGTACAAGATTATATATGACGATTATAATAAAAACAAAGATGAACGTACAAAAGACGAGAACGATATAATAAACGATATGATAACATCAATTAAAAACAAATATTATATAATAGATGAGGAAGTAGAAAGAGAAGAATATTTAGGGAGTTATTCGAGTTATATTGGTTCACCTATGTATAATGGGGAACTACAATTTGATATGTGGAGACAAGAGGTTGATGATAGTAATCATGACTGGACGAGTTTGAGGGAGAACATTAAAAAGTATGGTGTTCGCAATAGTTTATTGGTTGCTCCTATGCCAACAGCATCAACATCACAGATATTAAAGAATTATGAATGTTTTGAGCCTATAATATCGAATATATATTCAAGGAGAGTATTATCAGGAGAATACATAGTAATTAATCAATATTTGGTGAGAGACTTAATGTTATTTAATAAATGGGATTCTAATATGAAGGAGATGTTGATAGCATCAGGTGGGTCTGTTCAGAATTTGAATATACCATCATTTTTAAAAGAAAAGTATAAAACAGCTTGGGAGATTAAGCAGAAAGCAATTATTGATATGGCAGCTGATAGGGGTAAATTCATATGTCAATCACAGAGTATGAATTTATTTCAAGAAAATCCGAATTATAAAAAATTAACATCTATGCATTTTTATGCATGGAAGAAGGGATTAAAGACAGGGATGTACTATTTGAGGTCTAGACCATCGAGTAAGCCGATACAATTCACAATATCACCTGAGGTGTGTGAATCATGTAGTGCTTAGAATGTCTCCCTTCGGACTTTTTCAAATCCAAATATATATTCTTTTACACCATATATAATGGTAACATTAAAAGTATTATCTGAACTAGTAATATAATCTTTCCTAATAACAATATTACCATTAGTATTTTTTTTACAACAATCCTCTTTGGTTCTTAAATCAATTAGTCGCTGTTTACTTTTTCTACTCCTTATATATAAAGTAATATCATTATCACTATATATATTAAATGTAGGAATTTTTTTAATATATTTTGGCTCTAAATATTTGATTTCACCTCCATTTTTTTCCTGTGTTGCGTAAAATTCGATACTACGGTTACGATAATTAAAGTAATTTGGTTCTTATGGTGGTGGTGGTGGTCCTCCTGGTGGTGCTGCTGCTGGTGGTGGTGCTGCTGCTGGTGGTGGTGGTGGTCCTCCTGGTGGTGCTGCTTCTGGTTGTCCTTCTGGTTCATCTTCTGCTAGTGGTTCTGGTTCTGGTACTGGTTGTGGTACTGGTTGTGCTGCTGCATCTGTTCCTGTTCCTGTTCCTGGTCCTGCTACTGGGTCTGCTGGTGTTGCTGCTGGTGCTGGTGCAGGCTTTGCTTCAGATAAAGCAAAGTGTACTTGGTACTTATCATTTGTATCTTTATAATTAAATGTAACTTTATCTACAATCGGTTTAATAATTATTTTCGGTATATTATCATCATTATTCTTACTTGTACCATCACTTGGATCTATAATACTTATATCATCTAAGTTAATATAATCAGATGTTTGTTTATCAAAAAAATATAATTCAACGTCTTTATCATTAAGAAGGTTAAAATAGATAATATCATCTTTTTTTGTAACATATAAATTAGTACCATTTTGTCTTGCAGTAATATTTAAATTATCAAAATTCATAATGTATATCATTTTTTTGACAATCATGTGTTTTTTAATAAGATCTTTATCTGCTGTTAAATAACTTAATTTGAAAGGTCCCATCACTCTTGCTAATTTAAATAACAATTTACTTTCATTACTCTCAGTCATTATATATCTAATATCCATAATTATATAATCTAATTTATAATAAACAACTTTTTTACTTTTTAATGATTTAAATCTATTATATAATTCTGTAGTTTTCTCAATTGCTTTTTTTGCTACTGCACCTAAATCTTCTTGTGTATCTTTAATAACCACACCATCGGTAAGGGATGTGTTTAAATTAATGGTACTACCGTCAACCACATTTTCTAATACATAATTCATTTTTATGCCTTTATCGTCACTAGATGAAAATACTATGTCTTTGCATTTATAATAATATTTAAAACCATCTACTTCGTATTTATATTGATCATATTTTTTTATTTTTTGTTTGAGTGGAACAGCAAAAAATTGACCGATGTTGACTTTTTTATTATCAAATACACTTAAATAACTTCTAGAAGTTATAGATTTTATATCATTAATATTTCTCCCATCAGAATAGTATTCTGTATATATTTTTTTCATATTATTTAATTCATCTATTGAAGGTGTTTCGGTTGTATTTATAAAAAAGTCTTTTCTATCTATTGACTCACCATTAATAGTAAATTTTTCTTCTGTATAATTACCTGATTCATTAATAGACGCACCAATATATTTAATTGATGATTTATCGATTGGTTTATTATCAGCACTAGAAAAAGTAACCTTTTTATCAATAAACAAATCATTGTATGATTTATTCCAAGTATCAATAATATATTCTTTTCTTTCTTTGTCATATAATATTTCTGATGAGATACCAAATAATTGATATAATTTAATTTCATTAATAGATATTTTTTTATGACTATCTATAGTGGTTTTATATGCATTATAGATAAGCTTATCAAAATTATTATCAAGTTGTCCACTGATATTATCTGATTCATAATTAGGAATCTTTTTTATTTTTTTCATTACATTATCTTGAATTTCATTCATAATTTCACCCATATTTGGATCATTTTTAATTGCTATTATATAGTTTATCATATCAGAATTATCTGGACTATTAGTACTTAACATTGTTTCGATGTTTTTTCTGATATCTTTTAGTTTATCACTTTTTGACATACCAAAATTAAATTCATCTCTATAGTTTTCAAAACTAGTTCTCATTTTACTATCAGTAAAAGCATAAGAAGTTAAACCAAGTGTTAGAGTATCTGCAACCATACTTAAACCACGCCATCCATAACCAAGTTTTGTTGAACCTATAATAGTATCCACAAATATTCTTGATTTAGCATCACCAATTTTTTTTCTATCATTATTAGATAATTTAGCTAATCCCCAATTAATTGAACCGAAGACATCACGAGACCTTTCCCCTAATTCCTCTCTAGCGTAACCTCTACCAGTATAAGCTGTACCCAGAGTTCCAAATTTATCTGCCCATGTACCCCAAGGTAGAAATTCATACAATGATGTATTTAACATCATTATAATCGATCTTAATAATTGGATATTGGGATCAGAACGTGTAGTTGACCTTCTAGTTAATTTTCTAACATCATTAAATAAGTCTAATCTAATA